ACATCGTCCAACCAGCCGCAATAAATGAGGATCTCCTCGTCGGCTCCGGGCAGAAAATTGCAGGTGTTGCCGATCGGCCGCCAGGTGATGGTCTGGGTGAGGTGTCTTTTCTTCTCCATGCTATTTCACTCCTTTTTTATTTTTATCGTCACGTTCAACGTCGAGATCGGGCACTGCGGGTTGGGGCAGCCGGTCGCCGGTTGTCTCGCCGTACCAGACGGGGTCGTCGAGCGGGTTGCACTGTCGTTTTAGTTGTTTTCGACGCCTACCAGCGCCTCAATCCGTCGGCGCTGGTAGGCGTCGATCAGCTCGGTGTTGCTTTCCCAGCGACCGTTGATCTTGATGGCCGGGAAATTGTTGTCGCGTATCCATTGTTTGATGGTATTGGCCGGTCGGCCGGTGTACTTTTCAATTTCCTGCATGCCGACAAGTATCTTTTCGTGGTTGGCCATGTTCTTTATTCTCTCCAGTTAAAAAAATATCACCCGATATCGGCGGTCATCACCGACTCTATAACGCTGTCTTCTTCGGCATGGGCGGCGTCGCTGTCCGGGCGGATGCGGTGCTTGATGCCCAGCCAGTCGGCCAGACAGGATACGGCGCACCAGTTGTCCCAGTAGTGGTTGGGTCGGCTGCCGATCTGCTGCCATTTGCCGGATTTGTCGCGGGCCTCGCTGACCAACTGCTTGCAATAGTCCTCCCCGGCATCGGGGTAGATGTGGATGCAGCCGGGGGTGTCCGGTTCCAGCGATAACTTTATCGCCATGTTGTCCTTGTAGTATTTGGTATTCATCCTGATTGCCCGGATACCGCCACCGGGCAGGGGCTTGTCGGTGCCCGGCATGTATTCCCGCTGAGAAAAAACATAGCCCTGGGACATCTGCCGGGAGGATCCGTAGCAGGGGGTGATCAGTCCCTCATATTGCAGGCAGAATTCCAACACGTCCTTGGTGCGGTGGCCGAGCATATCGATCAGGGCATGCTCAATGTGGTAGCGCTGGCCGTCGGCGTCGAAATATTCCGAGTTCCACAGCAGCTGGGCGATGGCCTCGAAGCTGTCCACCGGGCGGCGCAATACCAGCCATTGTTCGTTTTTGAAACCGTAGCCGATAGCCCAGATGGACAGGTAAAACAGGCCGTTGCCCTGGGGATCGACGCCCTGGGTATCGATGCCGGCCAGCAGGGAGGCGACCCGGTCGCCACCGGGCAGGATGCCCTCCGGGCGGTCGTCGTAAAATCTTTTGACCATATCCACCGGCTGGGCGGACAGCTCGATACGCCAGGGCAGGGAGCGGTGGGCATTTTGAAAATCCTGGTAGGCGGCGAACTGCTCCTCAGGGGAGAGGTCGCGGTCGTGGCATTTGAGGAAGGCGGCGGCCACCGACGACAGGGAAACGAAATAGGAGATCCACGACGGCACGATAAAACCGATAGACTGCGGCCGCTCGCGGCGCAGATAGCGGAACATCTCTTCGCCTTTCGTGCCGATGTCATCGAGACGCAGCCGCCAGCCGCCGCGCATGGCCAGGCGCTGGGCGCGGTCTCGGGCGTCATCGTCCCAGGGTCTGGCGCAGTCGGGGTTGCTGCAGATATAGCGAGCGAGTTTTTTTGACTCGATATCCAGGCGGGGCAGGGAATGGCCGTCATCACCATGCGGCCAGGTGAAGGTCTCCCGGGTGAAATCCATCAGCTGCTCATGATCGCAATAGGGGCAGCGGGACCAGTAGACAAAGACCGCCTGGGTTTCCTTGCTGATCTCCGTCCAGATAAAACCGGTGTCGGTGGACGGCGACGAGAGCACCAGCCCCTTGCCGCCGGACCGGTCATAGGCCCGGCCGCGCAGCTTGATGGCGTTGAGGGTGCTCGTCTCGTCCTTGCTTGGCCGCTCGTCGTATTTGTCCACCTCGTCGGCGTCCCAGTATTTGACGGATCGGAAGGCAAGAGAGGTGAGCGATCCGGCCCAGGCGATGCGGTGGACCATGTTACGCAAGCGGATCTTGTCCTTGGTGATATCCTCTTTTCTGCCGGTGAGCAGGCGGCGCAGGGGCGGCGACTCGGTATAGATGCGCTGGATGCGCTCCTCCATGATCTCCTTGCCGGTGGACTCGGTGGGGTAGATATGCAGGGCGGGTCCGGGGGAAAACACCGACGACCAGGTGATGGCGACATGGGCGAAGGTTGTTTTGGTGGTCTGCGGCGCGGCGCAGACGGCGACCTTTTTGACAAATGGCATGGCGTAGGCGTCGAGCATGCCGTACAGATGCGGGGTGATATCGAAGCTGAAAAGCCGCGACTCGAAGGGGCCGTAGGGCACCTTGATGTTTTTCGGTACCCAGGCGGATGGCATCTCGCGCTTGCGCCGGCGCAGCACCTGGAGTTCGGCGGTGGAGACGGTGTAGCGGTGGGCGTTTTTTTGCAGCAGCGGACGGCACAGGTCGGCGTATTCGCCGAGGATAGACGATAGGCTTGGGCCGTGGTAGCGGCGGATGCGGCCTGTGCTTGCCGGGGAGGTGAGTTGCGGCGCGCTCATGACGGCATATCCTCCTCGTTAAACAGCACCTCAAATTCGTCCAGGGAGACAAAGCTATTCAGCAGCTCGTCCCACATGCCCCGCATCATCTCGCTAAACTCCACCAGCCGGGTTTGTTTGCCGCCGACGGCGTGGATCATCTCCGGGGCGGCGGTGTCGAACTTCTGCCAGAAAGCATTGTCGAGGGCGACATAGCGGGCGGCGAGTTCGAGGTAGATGCCCTCGCGCTCGATGAGGTTGCCGGAGGCTTTGTCGTAGTCGAGCTGGGCTTTTTTGTTGTGCCAGGTGAGTTTTTCATTTTCCAACTGCTGCTTGCGCAGCGCCAGGCCGATGTCCGGGCCGTTGTCGTCGGTCTCGATCATGCCGGAGCGCAGCAGGCCCTCGGTCTGGACATATTGTTTGACCAGGCGGCGGGTATACATCCCGCCGTCACCGGTGCGGCACTTGCCCTGCTTGCAGTGGCGATAAAAGGTCCGCTGCGTCAGCTGGTAACCGAGGGCGATGAGCTGGCGCAGGACCTCGGCCTTGTTGGCGGTGTCCTGGTATTCCGGCCATTCGAGCGGACCGGTGGAGGCGGTCTCCTCCGGCATATAGCGGTTCGCGATCTCGGCGACGTGCTCCAGGTACTCCGCATCGGCCTCTTTAAAGTTTTTCCGATTGGCCGAGTTGGATTCCGCCTGCAGTGCCTGCGACGCCTTGTTGTAGTCGGTGACCACCCTGGCGAGGGTCTGCTTGTCACCGGAGGCGGTGACGAGACTAAGCAGTTGCTGGATGAAGTCTTTGTCTTTGAGATCGCGCATTTTTATTTATTTATTTCCGCTTGGGATTACGGGCGCAGGTGGCGGTGGAAATTGTTTTTTGCCTACCTTGCTCGGGTCTGAGTATGTTTGCAGATATGGAACAACGCTGCTGTATTGCCATCCAAAGATATCTCTGCCAAGGTATTCAGATATCCGGCGCTGCAAAACAGCCCCAGACACTCCATCAATTTTGCTGGTTAGTATTGCAATTATTTTATCTCGCTCAGGTAAAGTGGATCTGTTAATAAGCACTCGCCGGATAAGTGTAGGCGCGGTAGTTGTGTACGGACCGATAAAAATATTAATTTCATCAATATTAACCAATGCGTAGCTCCGTCCGCCAAACGCACGCCGCCAGTTGATTTTTACGTTTGCCGGACAATGCTCCATGGGCGTCAGCGGCTCAGGACTAAACGGGGTAAGATGGATAGCTCCCATTATCCGACCTTCTCCAGCACCACGACAACGATGCAACAACCTGCCAAGGCTGTCAGCGCCCGCCCTCGCAGTGTGGAGACTCTCCCATGGGTAGCCAACGATGCTGAATATTTTCAGCATAATAGCCTTGTCATAATCACAGGCTATTGCTTTGGAAAATTTATCCAATATCAAAGCATCAGTAACGAATCCTTTGTTTACCCTCCGTCTCGTCTCCTCTGTCATGCCATCAAACGCGGTGGTGTAACGACCTGGCTTGTCGAGAGATAAAGACGTGAAATCTTCCTCGTTGACGACCCTGCCACCAGCGCCAAGAGCTGATTTAGTAGGGCTGTAATTGCCGCCGATCTGTTTGTGTGTCCATGTATAATGACAGAAATAACATTTGTTTTTACATCCGCAGGTGCCCCCCTCCCTAGAATCCAGATGCTGTGCTTGACGGTATACATACTTGTTGCTAAGCCCTGGATCGTCCGCCTTTCTCCACACCGACTCATGTCTTGCCCCGTCGACGATATTGACAATGAGGCCCTCAGCTCGGCCAAAGACTGCAGCATCGATATAATCGTAGATAGGCGTGATATTTATACACCCCGCTCCTCCAACAATTATTTGAGCCCCCCCTTTTCTCATCGAACCTGCAGCTACCTGCCGCAGAAAAGCATATATATCCTCCTGGGCAGTGATTGACCACAGGACAACGTCATGGAGATACATAGTCTGCACTGTGCAAAATGACACAGGCAGACCGGCACCGGCAAGTTCGTCTATTAATATTTGCATACCGAGAAACCCAAACGAATCGTATGTCGTCCGTTTTGAGTTCGGCCTAATTTTTCCACCTGTCGGCACCAAAACGGCAATATTCATTTTTTGCCCTCCAACTCCAGAGTGCAGCCACATTTAGGACAGACGACGGTGCTACTTTTAACAATCTCATCGTCGCTTTTTGGTTGGTCGTCAATTGGGTTAAATTCTATTGTCGGGTCAATATCGTCTAAAGAGAATCCTGTTAAACTCAAATCAAAGTCCAACATAGCCAATTCATCAAGCTCCAGACCGAGCATGTCCATGTCCCAACCGGCATCCAGGGCCAGTTGATTGTCGGCGATGATATAGGCTTTTTTCTGCGCTTCGGTCAAATGGTCGATGAGCAGGGTCGGCACGGCGGTAAGACCTGATTTTTTCGCCGCCATGACCCGGCCATGCCCGGCAATGATCACGCCCTGGCCATCGACCAGCACCGGGTTGACAAAGCCGAACTCGGCGATACTGGCGCAGAGCTTGTCTATTTGGGCCTCGCTGTGGGTGCGGGCGTTATTGGCGTAGGGCACCAGGTCGGCTACCGGCATCATGGTTATTTTGTTGTTTTTGTTCATTTAAATGACTATCCTTTGCTGTTGGTTGCCGTTTTTAAAAATCCCACACATGCGGTTACTAAGGATATGTCGGTCATTATTGCCGCATGTGTGGGATGCAGCCGGGACGATCCCGGCAATTTGTGACGTGCCCGTCTTACCCATGGCAGACACCCCGAGTCAGGTAGCCACCAAAGACCTCTTTTGCCTCTATTGCGGCCATGGCCGCCTTGATTCGCTCGTCCGGTGGCAGGGTCGAGGTGGCGGTTTTTAGTTTTTCCAGTTCGCG